GTGTGAGATTTGGGCAGACGTTTTGAATGAGCCCGCCGTCTTTCCAGGCAGCGAGTTGTTCGTGCGTGACGGGGATGTCTCTCGTGTGCCACTCTTGCGTGAGCACGCTCTGCTTTCGTATCAGCATGATTGCCTTTCTGTGTGTGAGTTGAGATTATGCCACGGGTTTTTCTGCCGGTGTTGGCAGACGTGCACGATTATTCCAATCGCGTCGACCGCATGTGGTACAGACACGCCAATTGCTCTCGCCACTCTCCCACATCCACGAGTGCGCTCGTCCGGTCTGGTTCTCCGGATCACCGTAGGTGGTGCAGTTGTTTTCGTCGTTGTCTGGGCGTAGGTGTGCTAGGTCGCTCATGCTGCTTCTGCCACTTGCGGGTGAATGTCGATCACGATAGCGAGGTACTTCTTCACCTGTCTATCCCACACTAGCGCCGGGACGATGCCGTTGTTCACTTCTGCGATGATGGCACTTGCGGCGGCAATCACGACGGGATCACCCAGGCACAGCAGCCAGTCATTCGGTTTGAAGTCGCGCAGTTTCTCGCGCATCTTCATGATCGAGAGTTGCGGCGAGATCAACACCGGGCCGGATGGCAACAGGACTTCGAGACTGCCGTACTCACGAGCAGCGGTCAAGTCGTACTTGTAGACAAGCTCGTTGTAGACGTTACGGCGCATCGGATTCTGCGTGATGAAGACTTTGCCTGATTTCATGATGTTCCCTTTCTGGGACGGGTGAGACTGTTGATTATAGTTGAGAGGCGTAGAGTCATGTCCAGACGTGCACGATGGCATTCCGTAGGACAACTTCGCTGACATCCTGCGCGGATTTCAGGCAGCGAACGACTTCTTCGTCGATGGTGTGTTGTGCGATCAGGTCATAAACCTGCACCGTGTTCGCGCCATCTGTTCTCGCGAGTCGGCTGATGGCTTGCAGGCGTTCAAGGTAGCTGTAGTCATTCGAGTAAAAAACCATGTAGCTCGCCACACCCTGCAAGCCGTCGAGGCCGGTGCCGCCTGACTTCTGCTGACCTACAAAGAAGCGGCATGCGGGATCGTCGATGAACCGGCGCTTACTTGCGTCCTTCTCGTTCGATGTGATGCGCCCGTGATACTGCGTCACAGCCGCGTCGCCGTAGGTTTGCTTGAGCGTGTCCACAACGGTGTCGATCTCGGCGCTAAAGCGGCACCAGATGACCAGCTTTTCGCCTTCGCATTCGAGCGCGATCTGCAAGAGTTCCTGCACCTTCGGATTCACGCCCGGTGGCGTGATCGGGCGGGCCTTCGGATCGTCGTCAGACGGCGCAAAACCGCCCACAACCTGCGACAACCGGGTTCCCAATGCCAAGGCACCTTCAGCCGTCAGTTGCCCGCTAGGAGCCTGCGCGACGCCCCATCGAATCAACTGATCGTAGAGCGTCTGCTGATCCGGGTCTAGCATCACGTAACGCGGGTCTTCGTTGACGATGGGCTCAGTGCCGTTGACATCTTCGAGCGTGAGGAATGCTGACACGCGTTCCAGGCGTTTGCGCAAGTCGCCCAGGTTGCGATAGATGGGCCGGTCTAATTCGTCCTTCGCGATGATGGCGGGATGAATCGGGTTGCCGTTCTTGTCGCGGCGCAGGCGTCCTTTCTCTGCGAGTCCCTTCTCGATGTGTTTGACCAGCGGATTATTCGGGCCAAGCATTTGCGCATAGGTCGACTTGAATGATGCGAGTGATGAATAGCCTAGCATCGCGTCGCCCATTAGCTCAAACTGACCGTATGCAGAGAACGGGTTTTGCCGCAGTAGTGTGCCTGTGCCGATGCGACGAATGCGGGCCATGCGCATTACTGGTTTGATTGCCTTGTAGACATCGCTGCGCGGGTTGCTGGTGCGGTGACTCTCATCGTCGTCGCACATATAGCGCTTTACAGTTTGCAATAGTGCGATGATCTTCTTGCCGCGTGGCGTTTGCAATGCATCGAAGCTCATCGTGAGAATGAACATCACACCCAGCGGCGGTGTTGCCAGCACTAGTCGCTCAAGTTGTGCGTAGGCGCGCACACCCATCTTCGCATAATAGTTGCAACACACCGTCGGGACAGCGCAGTGCTTCGGCACGCCTTCTTCGATCCATTGCCGGTCAACACCGTCGGGACAGATAACAACGAGTGCGTCGATGCGTCCAGCGAGAAAGTTCGCCGCAGCGTGATCGAGGCCGATCTTTGTCTTGCCGGTGCCGGGACGACATAGGAACGCGAGCGCTGGCCGGTCCCACATTGTCTCGATGACATCGCGTTGCTTGCCGCGTGGCTCGGTCTTGTACTTAAACGTCGGCGGTAGGGGCGGCGGTAGCGGGTGCAGCATGGGTGCTTTTCGGATGAAGTACAGCACGCTTCTGTACGGCAGTGAGCCAACGTGTATTCTCGGGTGTGTAGTCCTTCTTTTGATCGAGGCGACTTAAGATCGTGTCCTTTGGTCGTGGACCCATGTCTTCGAGCCAGTTGTCGAAATCATTCCAGCGTTCGCACACTCTGATGCCAAGTGCACCGCATGTCTGATAGCCGGTGTGCTTTCGGTTGGTCGTGCGTTTATGCATGCCTTTCCAAATGAAGTACAGCGGGTGCGCGCTCTTTGGATCACCTTTGCGCGAGCAACCGCACGACTTGACTGTGCCCAGGCGCAGGTATCGTCCTTGTACGGTCTTGAGTGTTCCACATTCGCATTCACAAAGGAATGCGCGATTTTTGCCGATGTTGTTTGCTTGCCTTATGACGGTGAGTTTGCCGAATTGAGAGCCGATGGGTATGTCAATTGCTTGCACAGAAGAATTAGGCCAAGCGTTAGGCCAAGTGCTAGGAGGGGCGTTCATTTCATCGCTTTCTGTTTTGTTGTGTCTAGTGTAGCGTCAACGGATTTGTGTTGAGCACGAGAAACTCGTCGAGACGTGCTTCGACCTCTTCTTCTTGTGGGGATTTTTCGCGCCAGTCTGCGACTTGACGCAAGAACACTCGGCGCATTTTGCCGGTGAGATATGCGGCGATGTGATGTTCTTTGTCAACGACTTCTACACCTTCAGTGCGTAACGCACCACTGCCGGTGAGCGTGCACACGATGTACTTCTCGTTCTCGAATAGGCATCTGAGTTCCATTTCTGTCCTTTCTGGGTTTGGTAGGCGAGACTGTAGCAGAGAATCGAGCCATGTCAATAACCCCAATGGATGAGCAGGGTTGCAATCCTGGGGAATCCGTGTAGAATGTACGACCCAGCCTACGGGCGGACCGATGAGCTAACCCAGAAAGGTAAAGAAAGCATGCCCGCACTTGACGGCATAACTAATTCCGTTGTCCTAGCCGAATTGTTCAAAGGACTAGGACCAGAAGAGAGAGCAATTCTCTGTTCTGTGAGAGGAAATCCCAGCGAAGCATCACCTAAAGCATGGAGTGGCACGCCTTGGAATGGCGGCGCATGTCCATTGCATCATGACCGCAACAACTATGTCGCCATCAGTAGCTTTCGCGAAGAAGAAGGCCGCTTCAAACGACGCAAAGCACAATTCTCGCGAACGTGGTGCATCATGATCGACGATGTCGGCACGAAGATACCGCGCACAGCATTGCCGACTGATCTTCTGCCTACGCTTGTCATTGAGACATCGCCGGGCAACTTCCAAGTATCCTATTTTCTCGAAGCACCGCAGAGCAATGGTGATCTCGTTGCCGATGGCATCAAGCGCATCATTGAATCATTGACTGCGGGCGGTGTCGATCCAGGCATGGCCGGTGTTACTCGCGTGCTTCGTCTGCCTGAAGGTATCAACGGCAAGCCGCGTGAAGGTGGACCGTGGCAATGCAAGGTGTGGGTGTGGCGTCCTGAATCGCGCACACCGTGGAATGATATACGCGATGCGTTCCACATCACAGAGCGACACAGGTCATACGTCGAGCCTGATGATGGCGTGACACAAGAGCGCATTCGGTGCTTCAAGATCATGCGCGATGCAATCAAATTCCTGGGTCTTGTGAAGCATGCAACCGGCAGCGGTTGGATGGATATTACTTGTCCTTGGATTGCGCATCACACCGCACGCAGCAACACCGGCACTGCCGTTGCGCCACCAATGAAGGCGAATGGATGGATGGGCGGCTTCAAGTGCCATCATGGGCATTGTGAGGCAAAGAATTGGGGCGACCTTGAATCATGGGTTGCCGACACGATCATTGAACAGGGCGAGCGAAATCGCGGTCCGTTCTACGGAGATAACGCATGACAGATTCAGTCGATCCTTGGTCCGACACTGAGCATGACAAAGAACTCTTAAGGCAGCAACGCCTAAAGCCAGCGGATAAACCGGAAGACCTTGGACCGGACAACTCAGGACACATCACTGTCGATGGCACCGGGATATTAGACACCGATCTCATGCACGAATTCGTGCGCGATAACGGGTATATGTTCTGCATGGACAACTCGATTCAAGGCGCAGAGCTTTTCGTGTTCAGCAGAAAGCAGCGAATGTGGCGAAACCATCATGTGATCGAGAAGATTCATGATCTCGCGAAAGATGTTGTGAACCATCACAAGATGCGATTGATCGAGATTCAAGATGAGATGAGTAGCATAGGCGTGACGGCAGAGAGACGACAGGCACTTGCACCGCAACACGCTGCACTGATGTCGTTGGTCAAGCGCTGTGGCAAGGCCAATACGATTCGAGACATCGCGAGCATGTCACATAAACACTTGCTATCGACGCTCATCGAGAAACGTGTTGCTCTTGATGCGAACCCATTGCTGTTGAATTGCGAGAACGGCGCAGTCGACTTGAACACCGGCAAATTCAGACACCGCAGAAGGGATGACTACCTCACGAAGAGCACTGGCACATGGTATGACCCTGATGTCGACTACTCATGGTTCGAAGAAGCGGTGCGAAAGATATTCGATGGCAATGAAGAGATATATGACTTCGTGCATAAATGGTTCGGCTACAGCGTCACTGGCTTGCGTCGAGATCACGCGATTCTCATTCTGTTCGGCAAAGGACGTAACGGCAAGAGCTTGTTGATTGACGCGATTGCGACGGCACTCGGTGCGTATGCGTTTAAGTTGCCGCGAGGCTTCATGGAGATAAAGAAGTTCGGCACAGACAATAATGATTTGTATGCGCTAGCGGGATTGAACGGTGCTCGCTTTGCTCATGGGTCTGAGACAGGAGAACACGCAGACCTTAAGCCTGAAGTGATTAAAGCGATTACCGGCGATGACACCATCACGGCACGTCATTCGCATAGGGACTTGAAGACATTCACGATCACGCACAAGATCACGCTTGCGACTAACTACAAGCCAAAGGTGCCCGCCGATGATGATGCGATATGGGCTCGCTTGTTTCTGACGCCTACACCGGCACGATTCGGACCGAAGGATGAAGTGTTGCTCGGTGAGGCTAAATATGAATGGGATCAACAACTACTAGAGCGATGCAAGTCACCTGAAGGTCGATCAGCGGTGTTGCGCTGGGCTGTTGCCGGTGTGCCGAAGTATCTCGCTGAAGGGCTCGTTGTACCGGGCAGCATTAGGAATCAGATTGCGCTACACCGCAGGGACATGGATGACGTCGGCGCGTTTGTGCAAGAGGTCACTGAATACATGACACCGGCAGAGACTAGCGAACTAGAGTCGTTGCGCGGTTCTGGTGTGACACCTGAGAAACAGGCAAAGTGGAATGCGATGAACATGCAGCAAAGATGCGAGATTGATCGTAGCTTGTTCTTCAGGTTGTATAAGACATGGTGCACGTCGCAAGGCATTGTCGGCACGCATCAAAAGAATCAACGGCAACTTACACGCTATCTCAAAGAAAACATGCGCATGTGGTCGAATGATGTTGAAGGTCAATTGAAGATGCCGCCCATGATGGAGAAGCAAACGTCGAAAGGTGGTTACGTGTGGCGGTGGGTCAAGCTGTCGCAGCAAGGTCGACGACTCCTGTCCGAGATCAGAGGAGGGACTGAGCACGACGAAAATACTCCGTTCTAAGCTAAAGGACCAAATAACACACCGGGCAAGGGGGGTGAAACAGTGAAACAGGCTGACAGATGCGTTTTGGCCTATTTCTCTCTAGTAAATGCATTTCTAAGGGCGATTTACCCGAAAAAGCATCTGTTGGACTGTTTCACTGTTTTTGTATTTTAGTGTTATAGCAATTTAGTGATAGGTTTTGGCTGAGTTGTGTCGATCTCCGGTGTTGTTC